AATTCTACGCATTAGTTCATTTTGAACGTGTTTTAAAGGTGTTTCACTTGTACTAATTTCAGGATCTATATTTTCTGCCAAAGTATATTGTTCAATTGTTGCGCTATCAAATAAGCCTGGTAAATGAAATCCGTATTGTTCGATCAAACTTCTTAAGAAGTTGTTTGGCATACTTGTATTAGTGTCATAATCAACAGTTGTTAATGAACTAAATGCATCAACATATAATTTCATTTCATCAAAGAATCGTGCCCAAATGTATAACATTGATAACATCAATTGCACGTTTCCAAGTTTACCTTGACCAGGAATTCCTGTTCCACTATATGGATCGCCACCTTGACCTTCAGGTTCGCTAAATCCATCAAATAATGTTCCTTCTAACAAATAATGTTGAGGAATTAATCGGGTTATCAAATTTGGATTTGATTGATCGTATAATGATGCGCTAGTTAATAATTCCGTGTTTAATGAAATAATGTCAGGATGAGCTGGAAAAAGCACAGGAACTGTTTCTTCTTTTTCAAAGATTACCTTGCTTAATGGATCCGCACTTGCATCTTGACGTAATAACGTTCCACTATATGAAAAAAAGTTAACGATGTTTGAATGTAGTGCATTTCCTGAACTATCTATCACGATAGAATTTGCAGAATCACTAGTCAATGTTGTTAATGGAGGAGGAGGTTCATTGAACTTATAATATAGTTTTAATTCAGGCGTGGCAAATATTGGTTTCGCGGCAAATGATTTTTGTTGTTCTGACGTTCGAATTGAATGAAATACTCGAAATTCATCAATAGTCCCAGACATCGTTTGTGTTGGTGTTATTACAGTTGTTCCTAGTATACATCTTGTTCCACTGGCTATTATGAATGCTGAAGAATCAATTTTCATATCATCAAAAGCATAACGTGATTTACTAATTGCTACCGACTCACCATCGATAAAAAATTGCAAATAAGGTGTAGTCGTTTCACGACTTAGTGTAACACATATATGATTAAATTGTCCCTTTTTTAGCGTCGCTGGAACTGTTAATGAAAATGAACCTGAAACAACGCTAAATCTTGCTTCTACAATATCAATCGAAGATGTTGGCATTAAATAAAGAGAATATCCAACATCACCAGCGGTCACACTTGGACTATCAAAAATGGCTTCTGTTCTTTGATTTGTAACATTCAATTTTTGACATACTGTTTGTACGCCAAGCGTTGAAATAGATGGTATGAACAATTGCATTTCAATGCTTAAAGACGATCCATTCGAAGGATTTAACACAGACACGCCAGTGGGTGATTTTGCTAATTCTGGATATAGTGCGCCTGCAGCATCATTAACGACAATGTATGTGCCAGATGATAATGACGTTTCGCCAGGCTTCGTACCTGTAAAAGATAATTGGCCATGAAATTTTGGAAATTGATCAAAAATATATCGATCATATCCTGTCAATTTTTCAAAAAATGTTTCAACTTCTCGACGTGAGCCATCAAATGGAAATCCGTTAATTATTTGTTCGAATGCTAAATTAACTTTTGCTTCAGCTGACATAAAAAACGTGTGGTTTTCAAACTTTGACCAGTCGACATTTAATTGTTGTGTAGATTTTAATGGAGCATCAGATCTTTCATAAATGAAAGATCCGGTACTAGCAATATTCGTATCTTTAACATCACTAAATGTCAACTGTATTGGTCTGTTTCCCTCTACGGCTGATCTTAAAAATGAAGGTGTGTATGGTGATGGCTTTGTTGCCATTTTTCCTCTCAGAATCTACGTATTGTAATTACAAATCTGTTACCCTGAAAGATTTTGAAACGTTTTTGTGAACTTGTCTATCATTGCCAGTGACAATTAAAATATCGATCACGTACGTTCTATCTTTTGTCAGACTAATCATGTCTAATTTGAAATACATGCCAGAAGCATCACTCGATAATCGAGTTGAATTTTTTATTGTGTCAAACGGAACTGCGATAACATTGGTGATAACATCACGAACTTGATAATGAACATCTCTTATAGTCACACCTGGTAGTTCAACTGGTAATCGCGCCGCTTGGAAAAACGGTGTAGTAAAATCAAAAATATGGGCCCTTACAACGGGTGAATCATCTGTTGGATGTGAATCTTGAATTCCAAATACACTTATTACAAATTTTCTAGGATCAATAGATTGTGCTCCACGTTGCGGTGGGAAACAACTTATTGCTGCCCCAGAGAGATACGTTGTAGTTCCATCTAATGATCCCCAGATTGGTTTAAATTTTATTGAACTTGATTGTTGCAATTTTGAAACAATTATTGAATTTGTTGATGGAATATAAACAGATGCTGAGTAAATTCCCGTTGTAGGATTTCTACCACTAGAATGTTGTGATCCAGTAAAGATAAATTCGTATGTACCTCCTGAAATTTCAGTTGATAGCTTTAGAATTAAACTATTTGAGCCCGTAATTTGTGTTAACGAAGATCCACTCGTAATGTTTGAAGAAGCAGCTCTAACGTAGTTGTATAAAAATAGAAAACTTTGTGAATCAAGAAATAATGATTGACTATCATCTTGAATTGAATCATCGTATCTGACAATTAAACGTGGATGTTTGTCTTCATTAAATGCTGTTCTAGATGCAAAACGCTTGACAAAATACGATCGATTGTTATTTTCTATTGATTGTTCAAGAGCAATTCTAAATCCTTGATCAGGTATTTGTCCTGTTAACGTTGCCGAAATAGCGGTTGTCACATCAACTTCAAGGTTCTCTTCACCTGTAATAAATAATTGACTGCCACCTACAGAAACTCCAACAGCAGATGCCGTGATAAAATCAAGGGCGGCTGGAAGGCCTCCTCCTAGGTTACAACCCGAAGCTAACCAAGCTCCTCCGACAAGTGAGCTAGTTAAGAAATTACATGAATCTTTATCAGCGTAAAACACTACGTCACGACCTAGACCTTCATCAAATGATCTAGATAATGGAAAAACTGTTGCGGTAAAATTTGATGGATTTGGTTGACCACCATATACGTCAAATAGCTTTAAAGTACATGCAAAACTAGGATTTGTAATATCAATTTTTCCCGCTAAGACAAGATCACGAAGTGGTTGTAGTTCAAATTGTATTAGTAAACGTGATAATTCTATATTTGGATAAGTTCCAGAAAGGGTTGTACCATACAACTTAAATAAATCAAGACTACCTGCAGCACCAACGTTTGCTGTATGTGATCTTACGTCTTTGACAACGCGATCTGTGATGTACGCATCTTTTTTTGGTTTCAGTGTGCGGTACATTATGCCACAGCCTTTCCTATTACGTCATACTCCGGATATCTAATCTCAAATATTGATCCCAATGGCGGAAAAATTATGCCTTGACGTGTGTTAGCAGAAACGTCAAATGTTTCGTCGCTGTATATTCTATTGTTAACCGTTCCTACAATGTTGTTAAACTTTAAATCATTTACAGAAATAATGCCAGGGACAGTAAAAACTGTGTTAACAACATCAGACATAATGATTGGTTGATCTATATGAAAGTTTTTAACGTCAAAAAACGTTTGTAACTTTGTCAATATCGACAATAATACTGTACTACGATTTAATGCAGGATCAATTAAAATACTAAAATTAACAGTCAGATTTAAGATTCTTGCATCAAGAACATCAATTGCATCAGATATCATTCTATAAGGATTAAGATATGTTTTGAGATTTTGTTTTAATGTATCTGGTGATATTATTAGTTTTAAATCTTGATTTCTTGACACAATGAATAACTGTGTTGCCAATGGATTATTTGGGTTTGAACCCACAGATGCTCTAAACACTCGACCAAAATTTGAAGGTAATGTATAAACCCTAGAAAGCAAATCTTCTCGTGTAACAATTCGTTCTTGTGAATTTTTAATAGATGGAATTAATGCCTTTAAATCATCTGCTGTTGGTGCATCTTCACCACCTGATGCATCAATTCGATTGGTAACTTCAATATTACCTTTAACATTTGCTGCGAGTGCAGCTGATGGATTTCCTGGAAAGAATATTTTTAATGTTTTAATAGTTCTTATTGAATCTTTTGATACGTTATTGTTGAGACCACCTCCATGACGATACGTTATCGTTAATGTGGTGTCAGTTGCAGCTGTACCAAGTGTTTTTGTTTGTAGAAGTTGTTGTGGATTTATTGCGATCCTAGAAAACGTTTTTGAATAAGGAAATGATATTGCAAAATCTGAAGGATCGGGTATTATGTCATCTTCTAGTGTGTTTGCATTTCCACTGCCAAATGTTAACGTAGTTCGTCTAGTTGTTAGATCAACGTTTGATGTATATCTGAATGGTGCAGGAACAATCTTAATTGAATCTTTTACTATTGCATTGTCTTTTGCTGTATTCAAAACATTTCGATAAACAACGTCATTGTCAAGTGATGCGACTTGATAATAAATATTTCCAAATCCATCATAAACAGAGACTATGTCAGAAACGTTCGCGTTGCTTAACATAACTTTTCTAAAAGGCACAAAGTCTTTTCCAATAGAAATGCTTTCTGATTTTTCTTTTCCAGAAATGCATAAACCAGATAACGTTATGATATACGTGAGTGGTGAACCTTTAGGTGATTTTTGTCCAACTTTTACTTCAAACATATATTGACCAGATGACAATTTTTTATTGAAATCAATATCTTCAAGCAGAATGAAATCTGTGCCATTATCAGCATTAAAAATGCTACTGGCTTGAATTGTTGGAAGTGCTGAAATGGCAGGACCTATTGTGTTATTAACATTTTCAGCTGGAACTTGTACGAATACAGTTATTGGAACAAGTGATGGTGCAGTTCCAACGATTGGAACCAGTGCATTTCGTAATGCTCGTTCTATATTTGGCGTTTCAACTGCTGTCTCTGGATTTAATTCTGAATATTGATGATCCAAATAAAACGATAGAACGTCACCGGTATATGCAGCAAAGTCTAATAATAATCCTCCAACAGATGATTCAGAAAAATCAGCTATTTTATCTGGATAATATAGACGAGCGTATTCTAATAATTGAGCGCGGAGGCTATCAAAATCTTTTGCAAGATATTGTCTTTGACGAACAGCCTTTAGATCATCACGTTTAAGTGCCATTTAAAATTTCCAATACTAAATATCACATTGCGTACAACATAACCTGTAATGCGCGTTTCCCTGTGTTTAATGCAGGAATAGTATACGTTACTGTTATATTAATAACAACAGTATTTTTATTTTCTGTTCTATCAACATTTGAAATGAAGTCTTCAAGGCTAACAAATGGTAACCATCGCCCAACTGCTTTATTGATTCGTTCTACTGTTTGTGCATCAAAATCATCTTGAGTCGTAAAGTCCGACATTAATGGACGCAAGTTAGCTCCAAAATCATAAATTCCTAAGTGTTCACCCCAATTTGTTAATAGCAAATTTCTAAGATTATCATGTATTTGATCTGGTAGACTATAATGCATACCAAATATTCCCTCTTCTGTTCCGAGTCTTAAAGGCGTTTTGATTCCTATTGGAACGGGAGAGTTTGTAACAAGTTCAACTAATTGTTGTTCTGTTGTTTTACCTGAACTTTTGAAACTATATGAACCCATTCATCAAACTCCAATCTCTTGACTTGGATTTGTATCGTCATTTCCATCAGCAACATCACGATATTCTGTAGATACATTACTAATTGACATATTTGTTCCTGTATCATCAGTACATAGCTTCTCACTGTCAATTAATGTCAAGATCTTTCGTCCTCCAATTAAAACATTATTTGATCCACTTTGAACACGTATGACTAATTTTGGATTTGTTCCAGAATTACTATACGTTTTCTTTTTGATTGCAGTTGGTCGATTTTTGTTTGACTTATCAATCTGTCCACCTTCAACTGTAACAAGTTCAAAACTGCCAACTTTATAATCCTCAACAACGACCATT